CCGATGATGGCTCAGTATCTCTCAGCAATCCAAAAAACAAACAAATAATTGGAGTCCAAAATGCAAGTATCTTACGATAGATTGATCGAAAAATGGGCACCGGTACTGAACGAAGAGTCAGCGGGCGCAATTAAAGATCACCACAGAAAAGCAGTTACAGCTGCTATTCTTGAAAACCAGGAAAGAGCTTTTCGCGAAGAAGCCGGCCAGTCCGCGCAACTAAACGAAGCTGCACCTACAAACAACACTGCTAATGCAGCTAACTGGAACCCAGTATTGATTGCTCTCGTACGTCGTGCAATGCCTAACTTGATGGCATATGACATGTGCGGTGTTCAGCCAATGTCTGGTCCAACAGGTTTGATCTTCGCAATGAAGTCAACCTATCAAACAACTAAAGCTGGCGTTGCTGCCGGTGATGAGGCTCTGTTCAACGAAGCTGCTGTCGGTTTCTCAGGCGATTCTGCTGTAACCGGTAACGGCGCTACTGGCCCATCAGGTCTTTCAGGTCTAACAAATGCAAACTCACCAAACACTATCGACTCAGATCGTGTTGGTCCATATGCAGGTGATCCATACACAACACCAGAAGCTGAAGCTCTTGGTTCTAATGGTTCAGAAGCATTTGCTGAAATGGGCTTTACCATTGAGAAAGCAACAGTCACTGCCAAGTCACGTGCACTGAAAGCTGAATACTCATTGGAACTGGCTCAGGATCTTAAAGCCATTCATGGTTTGGATGCTGAAACAGAACTGGCTAACATTCTCTCAACAGAGATCATGGCTGAAATCAACCGTGAAGTTATCCGTACTGTTAACGCACAAGCTAAGACCGGCGCTTTGACTTCTAACACTGCTGTCAATGGTATTTTCGATCTGTCATCAGATGCAGACGGCCGTTGGTCAGTTGAGAAGTTTAAAGGTTTGATCGTACAGATTGAGCGTGAAGCTAACCAAATTGCTAAAGACACCCGTCGTGGCAAAGGTAACTTCATCATCTGTTCATCAGACGTAGCATCTGTTCTTTCTGCTTCAGGTATGCTTGACTATGCTCCAGCAATGTCAACATCCCTCGCAGTAGATGATACAGGCAACACCTTCGCTGGTATCCTGAATGGTCGTACCCGCGTCTATATTGACCCATATGCAACTGCTGACTATGTCACTGTTGGTTATAAGGGTACAAACCCATACGACGCAGGTCTCTTCTATTGCCCATACGTTCCATTGACAATGGTACGTGCGGTTGGTGAGGACACCTTCCAGCCTAAGATCGGCTTTAAGACACGTTACGGCATGGTTTCAAACCCATATGTCGACACAACTAACATGTCTGGTCGTGATGGTCTGGCTGCCAACAAAACTAACCAGTATTATCGCATTTTCCGCGTGGACAATCTCCTCGTATCTGCATAATAACAATAAAATAATAATAAACTGGGAGGGGTTCGCCCCTCCCTTTTTTAATATAAAACTAGTATAAATAGATGTATGGCAACACTAACAGAAAATTTTAATTACTTACAACCTACTAGTTTTAAGTTAGTTATTGATCGGAAAAATTATCCAAATTTGGAGTTTTTCTGTCAAACAGTTACACATCCTGGTATGATAATGAATCCAGTGGAGCTGGGTATACCTCGACTTGCTGGGTTACCATTTCCAGGCGAATCACTTACATTTAATGAATTGTCTACCAATATATTATTAGATGAAGATATGAAATCTTATGATGAAATGTATAAATGGATGTTAAGATTGCTTGAGAATAATATGGTAGGTAGAAAAAAAACTACTGAAATTCCTACCTATGCAGATATTACATTATCAATTCTTTCGAGTCATAATAATCAAACAAAACAAGTAAGATATATAGATTGTATTCCTACTTCTTTGGGTGACATTGTATTCGAATCAACAGCGGATGGTCAGACTTTTATTACATTTGCTGCATCATTTAGATTTAATTACTTCGAGTTGGTATAAATGACAGAATCAAGAGCAAGAATATTAGCGGGTATATTAGATAATACTGGTGATATTAAATCAACTAGTTTAGATAATGTATCGACAGGTTTAACTGTATATGCAACACTTGATGATCTACCTACATCTGGCTTGACTTCTGGTCAGCAGGCCTTTGTCACTAGTGCAAATCGTGTATATGTCTCTAATGGATCTGGATGGTACAGTGTTGCATTATTTAATGCAACACCTAGATTAACTATCAGTCCATCTGGTGCTGTAACACTGGCAGTAGATGGTTCCACGCCTACAGTCATTACACTCACAGGAACAGATAGCGATAATGCAGATGCAAGTTTGGTATATTCAGTTGAATCAGATGGGTCTTTTGCAAATATTGCTACACTGAGTCAAGATTCAAGTGTGTTCACGATCACACCATTAAGTGAAGATAGTGCTACACCAGGATCTTCTACTCTCACATTTAAGGTTTCTGATGGTGTTAGTTTTGGTTCTGGTACGACTACCTTTAGTTTGACATTTGGTCCTGATTGGACTGTCGCTCCTACTGAGAGTAAATTAACAGCATCTGACGGTGCAACCGGTGATGGTTTTGGGTCAAGCGTATCATTGAATTCAGATGGTACTTATTTTATTGCAGGTGCACCAAATGATGATGATGGGGATACTTCAACTGGTTCTGCATATGTCTTTACAAGATCCGGATCAACTTGGACTCAACAAGCTAAATTAACAGCATCAGGCGCGCAGTTTTTTGATCAATTAGGCGGAGGAGGTGCGGCATTTAATACTGATGCTACATATGTTATTGTAGGTGCAATCCAAGCTGGCGCGCCCAACGCTTATTACGGCGCTGCATATGTCTTTACAAGATCTGGATCAACTTGGACTCAACAAGCTAAATTAACAGCATCAGATGTAGGACACCAAGATCAGTTTGGTAAAGCAGTAGCAATAAATTCGGATGCTACTTATGCTATTGTTGGTGCACCGTTTGAAGATGGTGGCGCCGGAAATCCATCCAATAACAATGGTGCTGCTTATATCTATTATAGAGTTGGATCCTCTTGGTCACAACAAGCAAGATTACCTAGTTTCACCAATGCGGCGAATGCTTATTTTGGTGAATCAGTATCAATGAGTTCGGATGGTACTTATGTCGCCGTTGGTGCCAGAGGTAGATATTACTCCCCTAGCAACTTGCCCGGTCTCGTTTATATCTATACTAGATCAGGTTCTACTTGGACATTACAAGCAGAACTAGTTGCATCTGACAACCAAACTCAAGACTTTTTTGGTAAATCAGTATCAATGAATCCTGATGCTACTTATATTATTATAGGTGCTCAGGGTGAAGACACTGGTGGTTCCGATGCTGGCGCTGCTTATGTCTTTACAAGGTCAGGTTCTACTTGGACACAACAAGCTAAATTAACTGCATCTGATGCACAAGCAACTGATTATTTTGGATATTCAGTATCAATAAATTCTGATGGAACATTTGCTGCTGTAGGCGCACATGGTGAAGATGGTGGCGCAGGTAATCCAATCAGTAGTGCTGGTGCCATATATACGTTTAAAAGAACCGGCTCAACTTGGACACAGCAATCTATAATAACAGCATCAGATGCCTCAACGAATGGTGGTTATTTTGCCATGGCTACATCAATAAGTGGTGATGGAACATATATAGCTGCTAGTGCACAATATTTTAACAGCTCCACCGGCGCAGCATACATCTATGAAGCAGGTTAATAAGGGAATAAAATAAAATGTCACTTAATAGATCACTTGCAGGACTTATCGATACATCGGGCGATGTTAAATCGACTAGTTTGGATAACGTACCACCTAGTGGATTGGATTCTGCTCAGGTTTTATCAATTGCTGGTGGCCTTACCGTTTATGCAACACTGGATGATTTACCAACATCAGGTTTAACATCTGGTGATCAAGCATTTATTACTGCTACAAATCGAATATATGTCTCTAATGGTTCTGGTTGGTACAATGTTGCTCTTATAAATGCAACCCCTAGATTAACTATTGACCCTACTGGTGCTGTGGAATTAGCAACTGATGGATCCACTCCTACTGTAATTACATTGACTGGTACAGACAGTGATAATGCTGATGCTAATTTAATATACTCTGCAGAGTCAGATGGTAATTTTGGTGGATTGGCAACGTTAAGTCAAGATAGTTCTGTATTTACTATTACTCCATTAGGTGAAGACAGTGCTACAACAGAAACATCTACATTAACATTTAAAGTATCAGACGGAATTAATTTTGGATCTGGTACGACTACATTTACACTGTCATTTATAACAATTGTAGCAAATTCAGCTGAAACTGCCGTATTATTAAAAGCGGATACTGCCGAAACAGACAATCAGGTGGATGCCTCAACCGATAATCATACTATTACAGAAAACGGTAATGTAACTTCAACAGCATTTTCACCATATCACCCTGGCGGATATAGTACATATTTTGATGGTACAGAGGATTATTTAACTGTCACAGACAATATCTCTTTAAATGTAGGAACTGGTGATTTTACAGTTGAAGCGTGGTTTTATCTCAATGCTGATGATGGATCATATAATATTTGTTCTCAATATGCATCTGGTAATACAGGGGGAATATGGTTAGGCAGATACGCTAATGGATTTGTTTTTAGAAGAGGAGGTATAGCAGATGTTATAACTGCATCATCTCTTCCTTCTGTAGGCGAATGGCATCATGTTGCAGTCTCTCGTGCTGATGGTTCTACAAAATTGTTTATTGATGGAACTCAAACGGGTTCTACGGTATCTTCTGATACTAATAATTATGGTGTTACCGCACCTTTTTATATTGGTTCTGATAATGCAGCGCCAGCTAGTGGCTACATGAACGGTTATATTCGTGATTTTAGATTGGTAAAGGGAACTGGA